TATCAGAAGATGCGCAAAGCAGAATAAAAAATAATACTAATAAGTATTTTGATAAATTTGGAACTGATTATAGTTTTAAGTATGTTAAGTATGATGATGAATTTGACATGCTTTATTCATTTTTTTACAAAATGATTCCTAAAATGCCTCTTATGACTGGTTGGAACTTCTTAAATTATGACTGGTTGTATCTTGTTAATAGATCGAGAAAAATAAGAAAGTTTGTAAACGGTAAAGAATATAAAATAGAGCCATCAGTAGCTTCGCTTACTAAAAAGATAAACAAAGCTTGGGGAACCAGTTATGAGCTACCAGCTCATAGAATGATTTTCGATTATATGCAATTATATGAAATTTGTGATACCTCTATAAAGGTTAAGGAGTCCTCATCATTGGATTTTGTTTCTAGTAAATTGGTAGGTGTTGATAAAATCAAGTATGTTAATTCAATTTTTAAATTAAATGAAGACTCTATAATAGATGGTTATGAATTTAAAAAGGATGAGATTTGTAGAGTTGAGAATGATATACATTATATGTATCAAGGTATAGATAGAATTGAATTTACAAAAAATCAATTTGAATCATATAAATATCTCTTTAGAGAGATAACAGTATCTGACTTACAAAAATTATATAATGAAGACTTTGAGATTTATATGTATTATAACGCAGTCGATTCTGTACTTGTTCAGAAAATACATGATTCTAGAAATTATATCTCGATTATATATGCGATTTCATCTTTAGCTCAAATAAGAATAGTTGATGTTGTTTCGCAGATGAATAATGCCTTAGGATCATTAGCAATTACGGAAGGTGTGCTTAGGAATAGATTTAGACAACAAGATAATATAGTCCTATTTAAAGAGGATAAAGGTGAGGTTGAATCTACGATTGCTGGTGGTTGGGTTAAAGACCCAGTTGTTGGACTTAATCAGTGGGTTGTTTGTTATGACTTTGCTTCGCTATATCCTACTACACAAAGACAATTCTTTATTGCTCCAGAAAATTTCATTGGATTACAAGATTCAAAAGATAAGGCAAAATGTACTAATGGTAGATTGATTGAAAAAGAAAAACATGTTGTTTGTGTCAATGGTTCTGTTTTTGAGAAAAGATTATCACCGACACTTAGAATGCTCGAAGATGTTTATGCTGATAGAAAAAAGAATAAAAAGATAATGATGCAAAAGAAAGAGGAATTAAACGATGTTTTACTTGAAATAAAAAGATTAGAAGCTGAGATTTAACTATGAATTGGACTGGGTATGTAGAAAGTAGTTTTTATACAAAACGTATAAAATCAATACAAAGATCAATAAAAAGAAAAAGATTTATAGAAAAGTTAATTAACTTTAATAGTTTTAAAATTTAAATTAGGTAGTTTCTCAGAGACTACCTTTTTTGCTTTTTTGATAAATTTTGCATTATCATCATAAAATATAACATTTTTAAATCCATGCTTTTCTGATATTTCACATATCTGAAATCCTTTCCATTCACCTGCGTTTTTTAAATTATCAGGTTTCATGTATATTCCATATTTTGGAATTTCTAATCCTAATTCTTTTAACTTCTCTATTATTTTATTTCTCATGCTTTCTGGTCTTGCGGTCACTATACATTTATTTTTAACCGATTTATACAAGTTAGACATTTCTTTTAATTTATTTGGTAAACTCTCATCTATATATGAGAATAAATTAGGTGATGTTAGATAGACCCTGTTGCCTTTTCTCACCCAGTTATTTTTTACCATTATCTTACTTTCGGGATCATTTATATATATTCTACCATTTTCCCATTTTAAATCTTCTATTTTAACATTTATTAATTCTATTGATTTATTCAATAAATCCTTTACTGTTAAATTTTCTTTTAGATATTTAATAGCTATTTCCTCAAAACTTGGTGTGTAAACTAAAGTATCATCAAAGTCAAATATGTGAAGAATATCTTTTTTTACATCTTCATTTATACAAAAATTATTAAATTTTAGTATTTTTTTATTCTCATTTAGTAGATTATCCACTAGTATAGAGTTTAGATTTCTATAATCCTTATATCCAATCCTTAGTAATCTAATATTATTTCTTTCACAATATTCATTTTTTAATTTATCTCTACTTACTTGTAGTAAGTATTCTTTTTCACCACCAAATCTAGATCTTGGTTCATAATGTTGTATACCATCATATTCTATAAACATATTTTTCTGTGATATATAAAAATCAAATTTTAACTTTGTGCCTGGTATATTCTTTTGGGTTTCAAATTCTATATTATTAGCTAATAAAAAATCTTTAATGAAAGATTCACCTTTTGATGTTATTATTGAATAACAATCTGGACAACCTTGTCCGGTGAGATGTTTATCAGGATTTTGAGTAAATGTTCCGTGTTTTGGACACTCAATTTCTATCTTTGTTTTATAATTTTTATAATTAGATTTTGAATAGATATATTTATTTTGATGTATTATATTTGACCTTTTTATAAATTCCTCTATATTTAGCTTATTTGATCCACATATATTACAACCCTGGTTCTGTCTAAGATGATTATTTAATCTCTTATTAAAAGATCCATGTGTCGGACATATTATATTTTTGATTATAGTATCATTTCCACTACCTTCTATTTCACAATTGTCATAATTATAATTATAAATTCTCTTTAATCTATTTATTATGATATCTTTGTTTAATCTATGTATCTTCTTAACACCGGTGTACCTTTTTTTACTATCATCATATGAACATTTTTTACAACCACTTCCATTCATATGTGATTTTGGTATTTGTTCAAATTCGCCATGTATTGGACATATAATTATAATACTTTCGTATTGATTTTTATAAATAACTTTTGAATAGTCATATTTATCACCATGTGATATTCTAGACCTTTTTATAAATTCTCCAATATTTATTGACTTTGGCATAAATAAACTTTATAGTTTTTCTATATATAAAATATATGTCACTAAAGAATGATTTGAGTAAATATAAATTAAGAAAAGAACAAAAAGAATGTATAGATTTTATAGATATTGAATATAAGTCAAACCCTATGAATAAATTTTTTTTGTTGAATTTACCGACAGGTGTTGGTAAATCTGTTTTAGCAATGACTATTGCTAATTGGTATAAAAAAAATGTTAATAAAACAGCTAGAGTTGATATTATCACATCTAATAAAATGTTACAAAATCAATATAGTGAATCATTTGAATCAATTTCTGATTTAAAGGGTAAAGAAAACTATGAGTGTGAACAATATGCTTGTTCTTGTTCTCAAGGTTCTGAATTTAATAGATTAAATAAAACATCTTGTGAAAGTTGTCCTTATAGTAATGCTCGTGAGTCTTATATGGGTGGTGGTATATCATTAACTAACTTTTATCTTTATATATTATATGCTATATATAATCCTAAAATCATGGAGACGAGAGATGCCAAGGTACTTATAGTTGATGAAGCACATTCTTTTGATGATGTTATGTCTGATTTTATTACTATTAAAATAACCGAGAATATTGTAAAAAGATTTAAATTCTCTAATGAGTATGAAATTATTAAAAGACTAAATGGTATTTCAACTATATCTCAGTATGTTCACTTTTTAGGATTCCTTTCTAATGAAGTTGTATCTACTATTGAGTCAATGGAGCAAGGAATTTCATCAAAGCCAAGAAATATCAAGCAAGATAAGCGTGATTTAAAAATATCTAAGTTACTTAAAACAAAGAACTCTGATGTTAGAGTTATGCAATTAGCCTCTGATTTAAGACAATTACAATTAAAGATTGAAGTTTTCTTAAAGGAATATAAAGATAATCCTAATAATTGGGTACTTGAAATGTCTTTTAATGAAAAAGCTAGACAAAAAGAACTTTCTTTAGAGCCTATTTGGGCATATGACTATTTAGATAAATATGTTTTTAGCCACTATGATATGGTTTTTTTAATGTCTGGTACTATTTTAAATAAAAGTTTATTTTGTCAACTAAATGGTTTAGATGTTTCTAAGGCTGTTTATTATTCAATAGCATCTCCTTTTAATGTTAAAAATCGTCCTATTTTTTATATGCCATTAGGTAAGATGTCATATAAAAATAAAGAAGAAACTTTTCAAAGATATATTCCTTATATAAATAAACTATTACAAAAATATAAAGGTAAGAAAGGTATTATACATACAAATTCCTTTGAATTATCAAAATGGATAGAACAACACATTAAAGAT